GTCACGCGCAGGGTGCGGCCACAAAAAACTAGAAGGGTATGACAGCACAACAGACTAAGAAGTACAACGACCTGCTCAACCAGTACGAGAAGCGGGCAGACTTGACACCAGGACAGCAGCAACTGCTGTACACATTGGCCTGTGTCACAATCGAAGAGAAGCACCTGCAGGATTACTGCGACGAGCACGGCACGTGTTACCAGGTAGTGGGCAAATCAGGCGACACCTACAGCCGCATGCGTCCAGAGTGGCAGCAGCTCAAGGAAGCGCGCCACCGCAAGCAGATTATCATCACGCGCCTGGAGAACTGGATTGGCGAGGGCAGGGAAGTGGCAGACGAAGAGGAGAAGTACTTTGGCTGATTACCACTTCGACGACGCATCAGCTGATCGCGCTGTTGAATTCATCGAGCGTTTCTGCACGCACGTCAAGGGCGAGCTGGGCGGCAAGCCGTTCCTGCTGGAGAAGTGGCAGAAGGACGACATTATCCGCCCGCTGTTTGGCTGGAAGAAAGAGGACGGCACGCGCAGATACCGCACGTGCTACGTCGAGATTCCACGCAAGAACGGCAAGTCGAACCTGAGCGCGGCCATTGCACTGTACATGTTGTTTGCGGATGGCGAGCCAGGCGCAGAGGTGATCAGCGCAGCGGGCGACCGTGGTCAGGCAAACATTGTGTTTAACATCGCGCAGGAGATGATTAACAACAGCCGCCACTTGCGCAGCAGGTCGCGAGTACTTCGCAACGTGGTGAGCTATAAAAGCAGCTGGTATAAGTCAATAAGCGCGGAGGCCTACACCAAGCACGGCCTGAACTGCCACGCTGTAATATTTGACGAGCTGCACACGCAGCCAAACCGCGATTTGTGGGACGTTCTAACCACATCAACAGGCGCACGGCGCCAGCCGCTAATCATGGCACTAACTACAGCGGGCCACGATCGGGCCAGCATCTGCTACGAGGTTCACGAATATGCCAAAGGCGTGCGCGACGGTGTGATTGACGACGACACGTTTTTGCCTGTGCTGTACGCTGCAGACATTGACGACGACTGGACAGATGAGGCGACGTGGCGCAAGGCAAACCCAGGCTTTGGCAGCATCTGCCACAAAGACTACTTCGAACAAGCTGTTAAGAATGCCAAGGCCAACCCGAGCATGGTCAACAGTTTCCTACGTTTGCACCTAAATATTTGGACCTCAGCAGAAACGGCCTGGATTCCTGACGACATCTGGATGAAGGGCGCCAAACCGATACCGTATGACAGGCTTCACACACTTCCTTGCTATGGCGGCCTCGACCTTGCATCTACACAAGACCTCACTGCATTCGCGCTACTTTTTGCTGACGTGGAGCACGATTGTCTGTATCTGCTTGTTCATCAGTTTGTCAACTCAGAAAAAGCGCACACCAAGAAATTGAGCGCGGGCATTGACTACATTGCTTTTGAACGCGAAGGCGACATCACAATTACGCCAGGCAACGTCACGGACTACAGGATTGTGAAAGACTACATCAATGCACAGTGCGCCAAATACGACGTGCGCAGCATTGGCTACGACCCACGGTTTAGCACCTACATTGTGAGCGAGCTGGAGGCCGACGGCGTGCAGATGGCGCCAATGGCTCAGAACATTACAACGATGAACGGCCCAACGAAGGAGTTTGAGATGGCCGCAATGAAGGGCCAAATCATCCACGGCGGCAATCGCTGTATGCGCTGGCAGATGGGCTGCGCTGTGGTGTACACAGACGTGAACGAAAACAAGCGCGTGACGAAGGAGAAGCAGGAAAACAAGAAAGTGGACGGCGTGATCGCCAGCATCATTGCCATGAACGAATACTGCCACACATTGGGCGCCGACGATTTCTTTTTCGACGTCTTGGATTTGTGACGTAACTTGCTTATATTCTAGATTCACTCGCACTGCATGGCCACACTCACAGACCGTCTTAGCGCCTTGTTCCGCTACCGCGTGGGCAAGTACAACAGCCAGACAATCGAGGCCGAGATGGGCATCAACCCAATCGTGCGCAGCGGCGTCAATGTAACGGAGCAGAGCGCACTGGCCATTTCTACAGTGTATGCTTGCATCAACAAGATTGCGAGCACAATCAGCAGCTTGGGCCTGGAGATTTACGTGCAGGACGGGCGCAACATGGAGGTGGCCAACCAGCACCCAGCGTATGACCTGATTACTGCAGCGCCCAACGAGCACCAAAACGCCTATGACTTTTGGGAGACGCTGATGAGCAGCGCGCTCATGTACGGCTGCGGTTACGCCATCATTGAGCGCAACACACGAGGTTATGCAGAGCGCCTCGTACCTGTGAGCTACTACGACGTGGACGTGAAGGAGGTGGAAGGCGAGCGGGTGTTTGTGATTCGCGACTACGGCGCCGTGACGCAGGACAACATGCTGGAGATTTCTTGCATGAACAAGATGTCGCCAATTCGCCTGCATCGCGAAAACATTGGTCTGGCCAAGGCGGCGCAGGACTTTGGCAGCGAGTACTTCGGGCAGAAGGGCCAGATGACTGGCGTGCTGGCATCAGACCAGCCACTGCGCAAGGAGCAGATGGACGTGATTCAGAACAGCTGGAACCAGAGCGCAATGAACGCGGGCACCAAGCTGCTGCCGTTTGGCTTCAAGTACCAGCGCATCACGATCACGCCAGACGAGGCGCAGTTTATTGAGACGCGCAAGTTCCAAGCAGAAGAGATTTGCCGCATCTACAGCGTGCCCACGTCGCTGGTGCAGCTGCCGTCGCAGACGACCTTCAACAACGTTGAGCAGCAAAACCTGCAGTTTGCACGTCACACGATTGCACCGTGGGCCAAGCGCATTGAGCAGGAGATTGACCGCAAGCTGATTCAGAGCTTTGAGCGGCCAGAGGTGTACAGCAAGTTTAACATGAACGACCTGTACCGTGGCGACCTTGCAGCTCGCACCAACTTCTACCAGCAGATGCTGCAGAGCGGTGTGATGAGCATCAACGAGGTGCGGGCCAAGGAGCAGATGAACCCTGTGGAGGGCGGCGACGTGCACACAGTGCAGATCAATCAAATCGCGTTGGACCGCCTTGGCGAGTACAGCGACAAAGTTTCAAACGATGGAGGACAACCAACAGTATAAAGACGCTGAAAAGCGGACAATGGGCACCATTGAGGTGCGCGAGGCCGACAGCGACGACATGGTGCTGGAGGGCTACGCCGCTGTGTTTAACAGCGAGACAGACCTCGGGCACTTTCGTGAAGTAATTAAGCCAGGCGCATTTGACGACGTGATGACCAACGACGTGCGCGCGCTGATCAACCACGACCCGAATTTGATTCTTGGACGTACCGAGAACGGCACACTGGAATTGAGCACAGACGAGCGCGGGCTGAAGTACCGCGTCAAGCTGGGCAACCAACAGTATGCCAAAGACTTCTACGAGAGCGTGAAACGCGGTGACATTAGCCAGAGCAGCTTTGCATTCACAATCAAAGACCAGAGCTGGAACGAAGAGCGCACCGTGCGCAGCGTAGATAAGGTGCGGCAGTTGTTGGACGTGTCACCTGTGACCTATCCAGCATACGCAGCCGCCACGGTGCAGGCGCGTGATCAACAGCTTGAGCTTGACGACGCTATCGCGGAAGCGGTGGCTGATACAGATACAACTACAAACGAACCACAAATTCAAGAACCCATGAATCTCAACGAGATGAAGGCAGTGCGCGCTAAGCACGCGGACCGCTTCGAAGAGTTGGTGAACGTCGCAGAAACTGAAAATCGCGACTGGACCAACAACGAACAAGAAGAGGCTAACCTCTGCAAGCGCGAGGTCGAGCGCCTCGACGGCAAGATTGAGCGCCGCCAGGCAGCTGAGGACATGATCACACGTCAGGCCCAGATGGGCGGCGCGTCAGTGTCTGAAGCCAAGGAAATCAACAAAATCAACCGTTCTTTCAGCCTCTCGCGTGCTGTGCAAGCTGCCAGCTTTGGCAAGGCACTCGAAGGCGCAGAAGCTGAGTGGGCGCAGGAGGCGGCTAAAGAGTACCAGATGCGCGGCCTGCAGATGAGCGGCCAGGTTGGTATTCCAGCGTCAGCATTGTTTCGTGCTGGTGCTGCCGACGACTTCCAAGCTGACAGCGGTGACGGCTCTGGCTTTGTTGCTACTTCTGTCCCTGGTGTGATTGACGCCTTGCGCACACCCACTATGGCTGAGCGCGTCGGTGTTACTACAATCAACAACGCTACTGGCAACCTCAAGTTCCCACGCGTTTCTGCCAAAGCTGCAGGTACCGAGGAAACAGAAGTTTCTGCTGATGCTGCATCAGGCTTGGAGTTGGACGAGGTGACACTCTCGCCAATCCGCGTGGCTGCCAACACCAAGTACAGCAAGCAGTTGATTCTGCAGGGCGGTGCTCAGGTGGACGCTATGATCTCACGCGAGTTGGCTGCTGGTATCAATGAAACCATTGACAAGGCTGTGTTTGCTAAGGCTGCCGCTTCTGCTGGTACTATCGTGGACAAGGCTGATGTTGCGCTGGCATCTTCAGACGTGTTTGCTATGCAGAAGGCTGTGTTGGCCGCTGGTGGCGATTTGTCACGCTGCGCATTTGTTGGCTCACCTTCTGCAATGGAGATTGTGAAGGGCGAGGCTGCTGTCGCTTCTGTCAGCGCTTTGGTTAACAACAACAGCATCGACGGCTACAGCACATACTTCACACCAAACTTGGTCGACGCCGACGCTGGCGGCGCTGGTTTGGGTGCGTTGTTGTTTGGTGACTTTAGCTTGGGCATGGTGTTGGCGTTCTTTGGTGGCATTGACCTCTTGGTTGATCCATACAGCAACGCAGGCACAGCTCAGATTGCTTTGCACGTGAACAAGTTTTACGACGTGGACGTGCGCCAGGCCGGTGCATTGGCCTACACCAAGGACTTCGCATAAGATTGACTAACACGGGAAGCCTGGCAATTGGGCTGGGCTTCCTTTTTTTACATTACCATGCACGTAGTACGTCCAGCACACACATCAGGCATTAGCGTCGTCACATTGGCGGACGCTAAGGAGTTTCTGCGCGTCGACTCAAGCGACGAGGACACTACAATCACGGCGTTATTGGACGCGGCAGTGGCATGGGTTGAGGACTACTGCAACCGCAGCTTTACGGCGGGCGGCTCTGCAGTGTTTCACGTTGAACGGTGGCGCAACGCAGCGCTGGCTTACGGGCCAGTGACCGCCATCACACACGTCAAGTACGACGACACAACAGGCGCAGAGCAGACGCTGAGCACTGACAAATACTACATCGGCGCAGCTACGGACGGCAGCATGATGATCTACTTCCACGACACGCCAGACCTGGAGACCTACAACGCGCACCCAGTACGCGTGACGGCTGCGGTGGGTGTCGAGGAATCGGCTAACGTCAAGCACGCGGTGAAGATGCTGGTAGCGCACTGGTACGAGAACAGGCGCGCAGTAGTGACAGGAACAACGCCTGTGCAGGTGCCGTTGGCAGTGGAGTCGCTGCTGAGTGTTGAACGCATTATCGACCACAGGCAGTGAACATCGGCTTTTTAGATAGACGCATTGTCATACAGAGCGCCTCGCGCACTGCAGACGCGTACGGCCAGACTGTGCCGTCCTGGTCTACCTATGCCACGGTGTGGGCCGCCTTGGACAACAAGGCCGCCAGCAGCTCTGTGCTGCAGGAGCAGGAGACGAGCACGAACCGCGTCACGTGGCGCGTGCGCAGCAGCACAGAGACGCGCGCCGTGACGCCCAAGTACCGCATCAGCTACGGCGGCGACATATACAACATTCTCGCCGTGCAGGAGGTTGGCCGCAAGAGCGAGCTGCACTTTATTACTGAACGCGTAGTATCTGAGTGATGGCAAACAAGGTCAAAGCGGTACCGAACTTGCCACGTCAAGCACGTGCAGGCACACGCGTCCAAGTGGACGGGCTAAACGGCGTGCTCAAGAAGTTGGAGCGCCTGGCGTCATGGTCAGAAAAAGACTTTCGCAAGCTGGTGGAAATTAACGAGCGCGTGGGCGAGGTGTACAACAACAGTCTGCGTGCCAACATCAAAGATTTTGACCGCGACATTAAAGTGCAGTTTAAAGACCGCGCAGACATTATTGTAAAGCGCGGACAGCTGCGTCGCAGTGTTGGCGTTTGGCGTCCAGATCAGGAGCGCATTAAAACACTTGCAGGCCCACGCACAAACAATATCGGAGGACGCCGCAAGCGCGGCGTGCGCAAGAATAGCGACGGCTGGTTTGCACACATTGTGGAAGGCGGTGACAGCTTTGGCCGCAAAAAGCGCACGCGCAACACTGGTGTATTTGAGCGCAGCAAGCGCGCGACAGTTGGCCGTGCAAACGCTTTGCTGCTTAGATTGCTTCGTGCAGAGTTTAAACGCTGGATGAAATGAAGGTAGGAGCAGCCATATACAGCATGCTAAAGGACGACAGCGCGGTGGCCGCGTTGGTGGGCACGCGCATCTACCCAGAGCTGGCAGAAGAAGGCGCAGCCACGCCTTACGTGGTGTACTCTGTTGTGTCCAACACGCCCATTGACACAAAGGACAGCGCGCCAGTAGACGAGGCGCAGCTGGAGGTGTTTAGCGTGAGTGACACCTATGCAGCAGCCAACGACCTTGCAGACAAGGTGCGGGCGGCGTTGTCGCGGCAGAGCAAGAAAGTATACGGCACAGTAACAGTGCAGTCTGTGAAGTACACAAACGAGGTGACAGAGGTGAGCGCAGAACGCAACATGTACATTAGCGTGCAGGACTATACTGCTCGCACAATCATTGCACCGCCAGACTATTTGTTTAACAATTACGGCGGCGCGCTGGGCGCTTACAGCTTGCGAAAGCTGAACGGTCGTTACAACGGTCATGCTGTACGCGTGCGACGTGAGTCAGACAACAAGACAATCGACATCGGCTTTGACACAAGTGGCCAACTGTTGCAGAAAAAGTTGACCGACTTTTGCAATGGAACAAACGGCTACGTGTCGGTGCTTTTTGACCAAAGCGGCAACGGCAACGATGCTACGCAAACTGACCCAGCGACACAGCCGCAAATTGTGACAAATGGCGCGCTGTACATGGTAAACAACAAGCCAAGCATTTACTACAGCAGCACTACGTTGGTAATAGACGCACTGGCAGATAAGGAACGCCTCGACATTTACACGGCATACCAGACGACGGACACAGTGTATCTGTTATTTTCACATGCACCCGCTAGCGGTCGTTACAGTTGGGTTGTGCAAAACAATAGCACTTCAACAAATTTAGAGGCCAGTTACGTGCAACCAGGTGAAACGGGCGTACTGTATCGCAACGGCGTGCAGGTGACAATTGTAAATGGCACAACAACACGCGGAGATTTGTACACTGCACTAGTTGACAACCAAATGGGCCTGGAATTGCACGAGAATGTGCAGACTACAGATTGGAACACATTTTTGCTGAATGGTTACACAGGCTCACTGTTTCTCGACGGCTACGTGAGTGAATTGGTGGTATACGCCAGCGACCAAAGCGCCAACCGCACAGGCATCGAGTCAAACATTAACACGCACTATAGCATCTACTGATGAACGACTTTTTACTACAGAACTGGGGCGAGCTAGTTATTGCCCTGATGGCATTTGTGAAGGTTGTGATTAACCTCACACCCACAAAAAAAGACAACCAGATTTTTGGATATCTGGACAGTCTGATTAATATGATTATCGCAGATCGCATCAAACCCAACAACAAGAAATAATGGCAGCAACAGCAGGAATTATGAACGGCTCGCAACTGCGGGTCCAGTTCGCAAACGCAGGCGGC